ACAATGGCGCCCTTTTTAAAGCATCACAAACACTTATTAACTTTGTTTCACTTAGAGTAATACGTAGTGAGCAAGTGTTAGTTGAGGATAATAGCAATAATGTTATTGCCATCGAAGATGCTAATGTTTTTTTAAAAGCACTACTAGATGCATATGACTCTGCGATGCAACTGAAACAAGAAGAACAAAAACGCCTAAAGTCAGCAAGAAGCACAGCTAAAATTGTAGGATTGTGATATGAGTACTTGTGGCTTCATGATGTTCGCTTACAATAACGAACAGCTAGATTACACTCAGCTTGCATTAGTAGCCGCATACGCTGTAAAAAAGCACATGCCTGACTATCCAGTAGTCCTAGTAACAAACCAACAGAGCCTGGAACATTGTAAGAATACACATGGCGCCTTGATGCTGGCCGCGGCATTTGACGATGTTGTTATAACAAATCCAGAATACGAACGCAACATGCGACTACACCACGATGGCGCATATCACAGTTTTAACGCACAGTTTACAAACACCAACAAGCATGACATTTATAATCTAAGCCCGTTCGATGAAACAATTTTGATAGACACAGACTACCTTTGTGGTAATGACAACCTAGCAAAACTATTTGGTGGACAAAATGATGTGGCCATGTTTAGAGATGCTCGTAACTTAAGATGCGAAGAGCCATTTACAACTGAACGTTGGCTACACTATGCTGGTATTCGCATGTGGTGGAGTACCGTGGTATACTGGCGCAAGAGTGAAGAAGCCAAACACTTTTTTAATGTATGGTCAGCTGTAAAAAAGAATTGGGAGTACTATCGCTTCCTATATAAGTTTCCTGGCACACTATATCGCACAGACTATTCTGCCAGCATCGCCGCCCACATGTGCGATGGCTGGCAAGATGGCGGCTTCATTGGTCAAATTCCCAACTTCATGCGTTATCAAGATCAGCGTGATGACATTGTAGAAGTGCTCAGTCCAAATCATTGGGTAATGTTAAGCAACTTGCCAGAAGAGTGGAAGAACATGGTGGTTGAAATCAAGGGCGAAGACGTTCACTTGATGAACAAGAAAAGTATACTTCGTAACTATGAAAAAATTATGGAGAACCTGGCATGACTTTTTACATAATTGTCCCACCAGGTAAAGATAGATTGGCTGAAGTTTCCAAGATTGATATTGGCTTTGTGTTACCAGGTTCTCGAGTTGAAATGATCAAGGTCGATGATGTACCATTCTCTCAACTTAAAACAATTGCTTCGTTAAATTTAGAGTCAGGTGATGTTATTTGCTTGGCCGGACTATGTGTAAGACGTACCACAATAGATGTAGTAGAGTTATCTAAAACTACCAAACTAAATTATATGCCAGGCGCAGGTGTAGATCATCGTGGAGTTGCTATTCCTGCTGGTAAGATTAGCGCAAGACAACCAATTGAAAAAAACTATCAGACAGCATGGCCTTACTTGATGGTCATTGGTGATCCAGAGTCTGCTAAAACCAGTTTTGAAATTTTTGAACATTTAGACCCCGGAGAATATTGGCCTAACTATGTTCCTGACATGCCAGAGCTACTACATTTGCTGGGAGTGGTATCAATGACAGGCTATTGGCAAGTACCAGAGTGGTTTAAACTGGTTGATCTACGTATTAGAGATTTAGAAATTGCTCATGTAATGTATGCCAGCCATACCTGGCACGATTGGATTGCGTTTTACCCAGCCAACGGAAACTTTAAATTAGAAAACCATTCACAGTTGTTTCCTGTATGGTTAGATGGAAGTGAAAAACCCTTGGAGCATTGGAAACGTGGCTGAAATTGAATTTGAATTACGTAAGCGTAAAACAGTACGTCAAGACTTTTGGTCCATAAAATACAATGTAAACAATGGTTATATTGAGTCAATTGAAGCCGGCAGCAAGCTATTGCCAGACCATTTGGTTGTATCCTATGCCAAAGTAAAAGACATACTGGCTGGCAAACTCAATCAAAACGATTATCGAATCACGTTTAACGAAAAGCTAGGAGCACTTGACTTAGTTGACATCAAGCGTCCTAGAGAATTTAAAAAGAAACAGGTATGGACTGGCTGGCTCAGTGCCGGGGAAGCTAACCTTAATATTTTTAGCCCATTGCGAATTATACTATTTGCCGACACAGGCATAATGAGAGTAGAAGCCAGCAGACAGTGGTCTACAAGTTTACAAGAAACCATGAATCATCGCACAGACTTAGAAGATGTTCCTTTTTTTATTAGTGACATTGAAGATCCGCACCAACTGCTGGGCCATGATAAGATCAGACTAATTGATATTGTTGAACGAGGCTACTGGGAAAAACGCTTATGGTCATTCATGGATCATGATAATGTACAACGAGTACTTTATCAAAATCTACAGATCCGTATAAACATGCCACCAGTAGCCAGCGAATTGTCTTTGACTCGCATAGCACAATACAGTCCGTTTACTGGAATCATTGACGAGTCGTCCATTATTAGCCATACCGGACGTGGTAGACATATTTCTGTATTTGCCAAGGATGGCGGCATTTGGGCACAAAGTCATTATGAAAAGGGCAACGCAATTGATCACTTGGTAGGCAATTTGCGTGTTGCAATTGTCAGCAGTGATGATCCAGAAGACTTTGTTGCATGGGCAGAAATGCCAGCCTTGATGTTAAGACAACCTTACCCATTTGAAATTTTGCCAGATTGGCAGTACCCGAGTACCCCAAGTCTGTTATATAAAGCTAACAACATTGACATAGGAGTACTATCTTGAAAACCCCAATTACAGAATTTGATGTAGTGTTCATCAGTTATGATGAACCAAATGCAGATGAGAATTATGCAGACCTATTAGAAAAATGCCCATGGGCCAAACGCAGTCATGGTGTATATGGTAGCGATGCTTGCCACAAAGCCGCGGCCAAGTTAGCAGAAACAGAACGCTTCATTACAATTGACGCAGACAACAAAGTACGCCCAGACTTCTTTGAACTTGAACTGGACTTAAACAAATTTGACCGTAGTGATGTACTGTCGTGGTCCGGCAAGAATGTAGTCAACGGACTTGTTTATGGCAACGGTGGTGTTAAGCTTTGGCCCAAGAAAGTTGTTGAGCAAATGCGTACACATGAAGCAGTTGATTCAGGCGCCGGCGCAGTAGACTTTTGTTGGGACATTCACTATCATCAACTAAACAATATCTATTCAGATGTGTACAACAATAGTACTCCATATCAAGCGTACCGCGCAGGTTTTCGCGAAGGTGTTAAACTTGCCCTAATTGATGGACGCCCTATGGACTGGCGTCAAATTGCTGACAAGAACAATTTTAAAAATCATCGTAGACTGCTAGTGTGGATGAGTGTTGGCCAAGACGTACAAAATGGTCTGTGGGCCATGTATGGTGCTCGACTTGGTTGCTACTTGACCAACCTTCGCAAAGATTGGGACTATAAATTAGTTGCCGACTTTGAATGGCATAACTCTTACTGGGCTGACGAAGTAATGCCACAATTTGCCGGCACTGAAGTAACTTGTCCAGTTAGCAAGTACTCGTATGATGCTTCCAAGCTCATGGAAGAAACTAAAAAGCTTGGTAGAGTACTGTATCAAGATTTAAGATTAGAAATTGCTGACTTGGATGAAGCAGGCAGCCGTTTCTTCAAGGCCAGTTATTTTAACCCACACCGCTTAGGCCCAACGGTCAAAGAAAGCGATGTAGAACAATTTATTGCGGAGTAATCATTGTTAGATGTATTCTTTATTACAATGGGAGAAGAAGGTAGTGATGCTAATTGGAATCGCTTACTAGAGTTTGTCCCAAATGCCAAAAAAGTAGAAAATGTAAAAGGCATTTACAATGTACACAAGGCATGCGCTGAACAAAGCTCAACTGATAATTTTTGGGTAGTAGATGCTGATGCTTGGATTGTTGATGGCTTCTCTTTTAACTGGGAACCCGATTCGGATGTAAAGTATTGGAATGTTCCTGAATCAGAATGCGTTGTTATCTGGCCCAGCTATAATCCCGTTAATGAACTTGTGTATGGGTATGGTGCTGTTAAAGTATTCCCACGTAAACCTTTCTTAGAAGACCGCGGTTGGTCAATTGATATGAGCTCATCTATTGTTAGAGTAGTCGTGTCTAAAGACATTGTCAGTTGCGAAACACGATTCAATGCCACCCCGGAATCTGCGTGGATAGGAGCATTCCGTGAGTGTGCTAAACTGGCAAGCTTGTCTATGGTAAAAACTCGTATTCGTAAATCAATTATTGCAGAAACAAAAAGTTTGCAAGATGTTGAAGATCACATACAGTCTCAATCATGGGACAATGACAAGAAAGCAAATTATCGTCGTACACAGACATTGCTAATACAAGAACGCTACAAAGAAGAGCAAAGTATTTTCAAGTATTGGGAAGAAATTCAAAGTTATAGTCAACGTAAACTAACATGGTGTACGCACGGTTATGACACGCCCAATGGAAATTATTCACTGCTAGGTGCCCAGGCCGGCAGTAAGTTTGGATTAGAAAATAGCGACAACCTAGAAACATTGAATCTGATCAATGACTGGGATTGGCTAAAAAAGGAATTTAAAAATGTCAATGTTTAATGTTATCAAGAACCCAACAATCTACAAAAAGATGTCGGACGTTCCTGTTGTGTTTTTAAGTTTTGATGAACCCAATGCAGATGAGAATTGGGAATTGCTAAAGTCAATAACACCACATAAGAACATTGCCAGAGTACATGGTGTTGTTGGATTTGATTCAGCGCACAAAGCCGCTGCCAATGAATTCCCCAAGAGCGAATACATTATTACAGTAGATGCTGACAATCAAGTTGATCCAAAATTCTTTGATAAGTTTTTACCAGAAGGCATGGATGGCAAAGTTAGTTTTACCTGGGGTGGCCGTCAGTTTACAAATGGCCTAATGTATGGCAATGGTGGATTGAAGATGTGGAGTACAGAACATCTTGCCAACATGCGTAGTCATGAATTGGCCACAGAAGAAAGAGATGCAGTTGATTTTTGTTGGGATTTCAACAGGTATAAAGAACTAGCAGGTTGCCATTCTACTGTGTATACCAATGTCAGTGCTTATCAGGCCTTTAGAGTCGGATTTAGAGAAGGTGTCAAGCTTAGTATGGAACAAGGCCAGATAATACCATTTGCTGATTGGCCAACTACCATGCATGCCGCAAACTTTCAACGTTTATTGACATGGATGACAGTGGGTGCTGATGTTGAAAATGGTGCCTGGAGTATGTTTGGCGCTAGGTTAGCTGTTAAACTTTTACAATACGATGACTTTGATTTTGTAAACATTAGAGATTATGCCTGGTTCAAAGAATTCTTTGCTGAACAACAAACACATAACCCGGTCAAAGCCAGTAAGACACTTGGGAAACAAATTAGTCAAGGCCTTGGTTGGGTACTTCCAGACTTGGATGAGGATCAAAGTCGATTTGTCAAAATGACTCAATTGCATCCTGCCAAGTCATTGACATACGAAGATGTTCGTTGGAGAACAAATTTAAAACTATTTGGATGGTTCAATGGATAATATTGAGCCAATAGATAATAACTCAGAGCTACGTAGTTCGTTAATTTACTTTGTTGACGAAGCAATTGGTTGGCGCAAAAGTTTACATCATTATCAACGGTTCCTTGAAACAGGCAAAACTATTGAACTTGAGCATCTTATCATTGAAGTAGGTCGCGAACACTTTTTTGATTTTTATCCGTTGTTGAATGCTGTTAAAGAAAACAATGACAGAGAAGGCATGATGACAATATATCATGGACTAGCACGTGGGCTACATGTTCCTCAATCATGGGAAGTAGTTGGCGGCAAGAAACTATTCCCTGTGACTGTTGAGTTTAGTGAAAATCTTTTTAACACTACAGCAAGCTGGTGGAAGCTTCGAGACTGGACTGAAAACAATATCAAAGAGACCGGTACAGACGGGCTGTCAGTATTAGCATTGGCTCATCAAATTATCATTGATGCCAGAAGCAATTTTTATAAAATATTTGATCTATTTGAAGTACTACTCGGAAACAACACTCTGCTATCATGTATTGCAGACACTGATATTAAAAAGTTAGGCAAAGTTATTGGTACATATTATCCAGCACAAGCCAAGCACATAGAGCGGTTGTCATCAGCAGTGGCAAATAACCCAACACTAAATTGGAAAGATGCACTTAGTCGTAATCAAGTAAAGAGCAAGCTGTGGCTCATTGACAAGCTTAAAGAAAACAAACTATATCCCGAAAGACGCAGGATAACAGATCCAGAGCATACAACTGTTGTTGTAGGAGGCTGGGTAGGATTGTTACCATTTATGATGTCAATGCAAGGCATAAATTTAGATACTGTGATCAATGTTGACATTGACACATCAGTGCATGTTGCGGCCAACGAGTTAAATCTTGGAAACTTTACTAAGTTTAAAAATTCCAAAGAAGACATACGTACTTTAGACTTTACAAAATTTAAGAAATTACTGGTCATAGATACCATTGTAGAACATTTTGAAAATCATGGAGAATGGGTAGCAACATTGCCAACCACTGCAAATGTAGTGCTACAAGGAAATGATATGTTTCATGTCCCGGATCATGTCAACTGCCATAAAACGTTAGAAGAGTTTACAGACTCGTGTGGCTTGACCAATAAAAACTGGTACGGTGAATTATCACTATATAAGTGCAACAGATATATGGCCATTGGCAAAGTATGAGTTTCAGAGCAGAACGTACCAACTTCAAAGTTGACTTGCAACGTTTAATAGACGAAGCAATTAAATTAACATGGGATGAAGAAACTCGAACAACAAAATCACAAGTTTCTATCCAGAACGGTGGCATGCTGGACTGGGATGAAGGAACAGGATCAAGACCAGGACAGGCCGAAACACAATGGGACAAGCTACATCCAAGCCTAGTAGGCTCGTGGTGGGAAACAGACTTCTTTCCTGGCCTGCCGTGGAAAGTATATAGAACTAGAATTATGACCATGGAAGGTCGTAAGTGCTACAGTATACACAAAGACGACAATCCAAGATTGCATATTGCATTAAAAACTACTAATCAAGCCAAGTTTATTTTTACTCAACCAGCAGAGATTATACACATACCTGCAGACGGACATGTTTGGTGGGTAGATACCAGGAATGAACACACAGCAATAAATGGATCGTTGGAACCACGAGTACATTTGCTGATGAGCTTGGCTAACACTGACAAAGATTAACGGATACATATTGATATGAGTTTATATGTAAAAACAACCAATGCCAATGATTTCAAAGAATACCGCGATGACTATGTTGTCTTCTTAAAGAAGATTGCACATTTAAAAAGCCCTGCATTTGTCAATATGGGTCCGCAACTGCCCATGGGATTTTTATATCTCGTGGACAACTTAAAACGTTGGGGCGAAGATGAAGGCCAAATTGGCCTACTATACGATGACATAAGCGGTTCAATTGTTGGCATCAGTGCTGTTGAAGATTGTCAACTAACAGAAGAATTAAGTTCGGGCGGCAATCGTTGTTGGATATTGCCAAAGTACAGACAAAATAACGAAATAACAAAATACTTGTTGAAGTCCAACTTAGACTGGTCAAGAAATCAAGGCAAAGCAGGAATGCTTCTTACATTCAATGAATACAATAAATGGATTTACGATACTATTGTAAAGCTATCATCCAACTCTGGCGCTACACTAGGCACAGTATGGAGTGAGTGGTGGGATGATTGCATAGTATTACCTAGGATGGTTCGAATACACAATACACCTCAATGGGCCGTAATAAAGCCATTGGATGAAGATCGTTGTGCATCACTAGTTGAAGATTTAGATAAAAAATTTGGTGTACGTGATAAACCATTTATATCAACCACAGTTAAAAATGTCCAATATCGTTAATACAGAAAACAACTTCCTAACCTACTACTATAACGATGATCCTGATCAGCGTTGGAGGTATGACAAGTATGACACAACTCATATGAGAGTTGGTGGATGCACTCGCAAGCCTTTTAGTTTCAAAAGTGAAATAGTTAGAACAGCACGTTCACTAACATACAACTATCCAGACATTACAATTTTCATGAGTGGTGGGCTTGACAGTGAAATTGCACTAAAATCTTTTCTTGCCGCAGGACTTAGACCTAAACTGACAACAGTTCGTTTCCCCGAAGGTGCAAATGACCACGACATTGGACCAATGTTAAAAATGGTTGAGAGTATGGGGTTGGAATGCCAGATCATTAACTTTGATTTGGAAAAGTTTGTTGATAGTGGAGAGTGCTATGAAGTTGCAAAGAAGTATCAAGCCTACAGCCTATATCAACAAATGTTGTTGCGTATAGCAGAAAATTTTGCCGCCCCAATGATTACAGTTGATGAGGTTGAACTTGAAAAAATTCCAAGTA